GTCTACATACGCACAGCAGACTAATAAGAACACTGTAGGACGGCCCACGCAGATATATGTGCAGCGGCTACCTACAGAAGTAAAGTTCACACTGTGGCCTACACCGGATACTACACAGGCTTACCAACTACTATACTTCCGTCTCAAGGGTATTGACGGTCTTGCATCAGGTGTAGGGGGAGAAACAAGTAACATACCTCCACGGTTTGTGCCTGCACTCGTATCAGGACTAGCGTTTCATGTAGCTATGAAGAAACCCGAAGCTGCGGCTAGAGCAGTGCCTCTTAGAGAAGAATATGAATATCAGTTTAAGTTAGCCGCGTATGAGGATCAAGATCGCGCATCTTCTATGTTTGTACCCTTTCAAACTTTTCACGGTGGTATGAGATGAGCTACGCGTCTGGTAAACACGCATACGGTATATGTGACCGGACGGGGTTTAGATACCCACTAGAAGATCTTGTATACGAGTTCCAAGATGGACACAAAACTGGTTTCCGTGTTGGTAAAGATGTAGTTGATCCAGACCAACCACAGAATTTCTTGGGGCGTATTCGGGTTGTTGACCCACAGTCCCTTTTTAATCCTAGACCGGACTATGCGCCGGGACGGGGACTTTGGGGCTGGAACCCTGTAGGCCATGAACTCGTTCATTTAAATGGGCAAGTTGGAACTGTAACTGTAGAGATAGGATAAGATTATGCCAAGTGGACCCGGAACATATGGAAGTAAACGTGGACGCCCCCCTATGCAGAAAAAAGGCATGGCTAAAGGCGGTGCTGTAGCCAAGAAGAAGGCTGGCGGTAAAGTTATGAAGAAGATGGGTGGTGGTACACTTGCTCGCGGTAGCGGTGCAGCACGACCTCAAAAATTCCGCAAAAACGGGTAAACTAGATGAATTATACTGAGCTTACGCAAGCAATAAAGGACTATACAGAGAACACAGAGGCAACGTTTGTCTCTATGATCCCTACGTTTGTTCAGCAAGCGGAGCAACGTATATTTCGTACTGTTACCATACCTGAAGTTAGGTCCAATAGTACGGGCATACTAGCGCAGGGTAATCAATACTTAGAACGGCCTTCAGACTTTTTGGCCGTTTTTTCCCTAGCAATAGTTGATCCTACTACTAACGCTTACTCTTACCTGTTAGAGAAAGAAGCTAGCTTTATGAGGGAGGCGTACCCTATAGCCGCTACGCAAGGAACTCCTAAGTATTATGGACAGTTTGACGGTGATTTAGTAGCTACAGGGGAGCATGGACACTTTATAGTAGGGCCAACACCTAACGCTAACTATGTAGTAGAGTTGCACTATTACTATGAACCACCTTCGATAGTTACTAGCAGCACATCTTGGCTAGGTGAGAACGCCGATACAGTCCTCCTATATGGATGCCTTGTAGAGGCTTATACTTTTATGAAAGGTGATCCTGATGTAATGCGGGAGTATCTTGATAGGTATAATTCTGCACTTTCTCAGTTGTCTATACTTGATGCCGCTAACAAACGTGAGGTATCTTACGGAGATAGCTATAGGGATGGTGATGCACGATGAACCTTAATTTGCCTGAAATAAAAGTAGGTAATGTATCTGTTTCAACTACGAACAATCGTGGTTTTACGCCAGAAGAAGTGGCGCAGAGATGCACAGATAAGTTACTTAACATTGCAGACAGTACACCGCCTGCCATTAGGGATCAGGCCATAGCCTACAAAAAAAGTATGGAAGCTGTCATAGCCTTGTATATGAAAGAGGCTATTAAAACGGACAGAACTACTGTATACAACGCAATTAAGGACGCTGGGCAACCTAAGCTAGCAGAATATATAAGGAAAATGTAGCATGGCATTCTCAGGCAACTATATGTGTACTTCTTTTAAGACCGAAATTATGGTAGGGGTCCATAATTTTACTACTGCTAGTAATGTGTTTAAATTAGCCTTGTTTACCGACAGCGCAACGTTGGATGCTACTACGGTAAGTTATACTGCGTCTGCAGCGGCTGGGGGAGAGGTTACCGGGACGAACTACACTGCTGCGGGTAACTCTATGACAAGTGTAACCCCTGCAGCCATAGGGACAACCGCACTGGTTGACTTTAGTGATGTGACGTTTTCCAACGTTACTATAACGGGCGTCAGAGGCGCACTTCTGTATAATAACGCTCCCGTATCTGGGGGCGGCACACCTGCAGTTTGTGTTTTAGATTTTGGCGTTGATAAAGCGGCTAACCAAGGTGACTTCACGGTGGTCATGCCCACAGCAGACGCTTCCAATGCGCTAATTCGCATAGCGTAAAACAAGAAGGAACTAAGATATGACTAATGTGACCACTGGGCTGTCGGAAAAGTTTAAACTAGAGCTTTTAAAAGGTAATCACGATTTTGATGCTCACCAAATGCGAGTTTCTTTGATAAAAGAAAATTCTTCTACTGTTGACTCTACCACTACTAACTGGACTACGTTCAACACTGCGAGTCAACAGCCAACAGGTACAAATTATAGCGATGGAAGCAGTCCTTTTAATACATTCGCTACTGGCGCACCCGCTAATATTGCTAGTGACGATGTAGGAGCTTCAAATACACCGTACCCTAAGTTAGTCAGTGGCGTGGCTATTATAGACCTTCAAGATGCAGTGTTTAGTAATGTCACTGTAACGGCAGACGGTTGCATACTATACAACCAACAACATCCTGCAGGGGCTGATACAGACAACATAGTAGCAATATTTGACTTTGGCGGTACGGTTAGTGCTACTGCAGGTGATTTTACAATCCAGTTCCCAGCCGCAGGTTCTACTACAAGTATCCTAAGATTGGCTTAATATGAGGGTCGGTCTAAATGGCAAAGTTCTTTAACCGTGTAAAGGTAGCAATAACATCTACTGGGACAGGTAGCGTTACCTGCGGAACTGCTTTAGCAGGTTTTCAAAGCCTAGCAGATGCTTCTGTGGCTAATTCTGATGTTGTTCGTTACACCATTATTGATGGCAATTCTTATGAATCTGGCACTGGTACGGTAACATTATCTGGCTCTACTTATAGCATAAGCCGTGGGCCTTCTGTGTCCTCTGAGTCAAACAATTCTGCTATTGATGTGTCTTCAAGCAGTGGCGCTAACATATTCTTAACGATGTTAGCGGAAGATGTAGTTGTAAACTTAGCCGACTTAGACAATGTATCGACTGCCACCCCTTCTGACGGGCAAAATTTGTCTTGGAACGCAAGTTCAAGTTCATGGGTTCCTAGTTCTCCTGCGGGGTTAGCGGCTAGTATTACCACTGTAGCTAACTATGCAGCATTACCCTCTTCGGCATCTACAAAAGACTTAGCATTTACGGCTGACAATAAAGGTCTTTATATCTACGACGGCACAGAATGGGACAGGGTTAGCACTGGGTCTCAGTTTGCGCCAAGATTTACAACTGCGCCACCTGCGGAACACACTTTAAACAACGCTGGTGGAACAACCTCTTTTACTGTCGTGGCTGTGGATGAGGACAGCTTCCCCATAATTTACGATTGGGACGCATTCACTAGTTCAACCGTTTACTCAACATCTTCTTTGCCGCCGCAGCTTACTAATGTGGCAATATCTAACGGCACTTATACGTTTACACCATCCTCAAACGCTTCACATCAAGGTACGATAACATTTAGAACAAGAGCCAGTGATGGTGTTGCCACGGTTGTTGGCACAACGACAATGCACTTAGTTTTTTCTGAGTCTATTACAGTCAGCAGTTACACTGCGAGTGGTGCAGGGAGTATTGCAGCAAGCAGCACGGGACTGATAGATGCAACAACAACAACAACTTATATATCAAGCAGTGGCTTGTTACCCACAGACGCGCTTAAAGGCGGAAAACAATATTTTGAAGTGAAATGTTTGTCTACCTATAGCTCCCCTACGGGTGGTCATCCTGAGTTATGGATTGGCATAGCTGACACGACGGCGGCACATAGCAACTCTGTCGGATACAACTCAAGCACAAAGAATTGGTGTTTTCTTCGAGGCAGTGGACAAGTCGGACGAAACGGCGGGTATACGAAAACATCAAGCGGTTGGACAAGCACTAGCGTTTGGACTTCTGACCCAAGAACCAACACGAGCGTGGGATTTGACGATGGTGATTGCCTTATGTTCGCCTACGACACAACTGCCAAAAGGGTTTGGATAGGTATGAATGGGCAATGGTGCGATGCTCTGGGGGGTGATCCCGGAACATCGACAGGGGCCGCAGGTACAACTTATAATGACCTGAGCGGTGTTAATAACGCTGACCCCGACAATACTTTTTGCCTTGTAGTCGGGAATATGGGTGCTGTTATAAACGTCGATATGCAGATCCAAACAGGGTCAGGATTTAGTCGCACTTATTCTGTGCCAACTGGTTTTGAAGCGTATTAAATGCTAGGCTTTGCCCCTATAGCATCTTCCACATTAGGTGGATCAGGATTCGTAAGGGAAGTAGTACCAGCAGGTATTGTTGGTGTCTCATCCTCTGTAACCCTTGGTACGGTGTCTATATCCACAGACGCTAAAGTCTCTGACCAAGCCGAGAGAAAGCCTGAGACTGTATACTTTTATGACCCCAACAGCGACGGTATTGGGGTTGTCAGGAATAACGAACACCCTTACTATATTTGGGATCGTTCCTTTATTCTGGGGATGCGTCCGCAGATACCTGTGGGGCAACTTAATGCAGACTCTCAATCTAGCGGTCCTATCTGGGACGAGTCTGTAGCTGGCGATAAGGCACTATCTTTACAAACTAAGTTTACCGCAGAATTAACCTCTGATCCTGTAGTCTCTCAGTCCTCATGGGTTCCTTTAGTTAACGGCGACTACACCTACCCATCCACTTATGAAAGTTCTCTTGGCTACGATGCTGTAGCTAAACCTGTTACTGTAAACCTTAATCACTTACCCTCTGAGACTATAGTTAATAATGCTGCTACTGTTAGCACTATTGATGACCCCCTCTTAGCTACCCTCACTTTCCCTGCTAATGACCCTAACTTGTTTAATGTTGTTGTTGGTCAAGTAAGATCAATAAACACTTACGACCCAACTGATACTGACACTTACTTTGATAGTCTTATTACAGGCCAAGTTGGTGAGATACAGTGGCCTAACGAAAATAAACACTACCTACTACAGAAATACGATTCGGACAAAGGGTTCCTTATTG